AGTTCACCCCCTCCCTAGGGGCGAAAGTCCCTAGGGTTCACAACAGCATGGATAGTACAGTAAAGGAGTAGAACATGACTACAGTACGCAATGACATCCGCAGCAAGATCCTGGACGAGAAAATCCGCAAGATGGTCGTCGAACTCGATGATGGGGTCCAGGTGGAAGTTCGTCAGATGGCGATTGGGCAGATGCTCGACGCTGTTGCCGAACTCGACAACAAGAAGCGCATGGCGAGTTACCTGATCTCCTGCTGCTTCGTACCTGGTACGGAGGAGTTCGTCTTTGAGGACTCCGACTTCGACGTCCTGATGGGTCTCCCAGCTGGTGGGTACTACCAGAAGCTGATGGATGCGATCAATGCACAACTGCTGCCGGAGGCACTGAAGGAAGCGGGAAAAGGTTAAAGCAGGACTCTTACCAGTTTCTTGTCCAGGCAGTCGGGTACCACCTAGGCAAGACAGAGTCAGAGGTAAGAGAGATGAGGGGCGACGAGTTCGCTCGTTGGGTCACGTACATCAAGGAGCACGTGAACTCAGATGGCAGCCAGACGCACAATCGATCTAGGCACAGTCGGGTTCGGACTCGTACCTGAGACCCGAGCACTCGAGCAGTCCCTTACTGCCCTTCGGAAGTATGGTAAGGAAGTCGAGCGTCTCGGCCAGGTCGAGGACGAGACTGTCCAGAAGCAATATCGCAAATTCGCCCAGATAGAACGTACCCTCACTACGCTCTACGCGAGGACATCGGCTACTATCTCTCGCATGAAGGAAGCGGGAGTCGCCGCCTCGGAGATCGACAAGATCGATGCCGCCTACAGGAGAGTAAACAAAACTCTCACCACACAAGCCGATCTACTCACGAAGGCACAGCTTACCCGGGCTAGCGTCGGGATGGGCGCCATTATCGCCGGTGGCAATCGATTGGCGTCACAGAAGGAAGCCTCAGGCCTCGCACTAGCCTTTAGGGACCTTGAGCGAGCTGCCATTCTCGCAATTGGTCCTTTGAGCGGAGTAGGTGCTCGTCTGGCAGTCTTGGCTGCGCTCTTTGATTCTGTTGGTGGCTCAATGACCCTGATGATCGCCAGTGCAACGGGCGTTGTTACGGGCATTGGCCTCATGGCTGCAGCAGGTGTCAAAGCTTCAATGGATATGGAGCGCTTCAATGCCCAGTTGACAGCGTCTACTGGCGCTGCTGTTCTGAATGCGGATACATACGCTTACCTCTTAGAGCTGTCCAACAGGTTGGGTCAAAACGTACGTGATCTCATTGAACCTTACGCCAAATTCACTACGGCCGCTCGGCTATCGAATGTTAGCCTCCAAGACCAGCGGAAGATATTCGAGGCTGCTACTGTTGCTGGTACCGCCATGAAGCTCAACAGCGAGCGCATGGGACTTGTATTCTTGGCTCTGGAGCAAATGTTCTCGAAAGGTACGGTCTCGATGGAAGAGTTGCGTCGCCAGTTGGGCGACTTACTGCCGGGCTCTTTTGCGATTGCGGCACAAGCAATGGGAGTAACGGAAAGCCAGCTGACCAAAATGATCAAGAACGGGGAGGTCCTAGCGAGGGATCTGCTCCCGAAAATGGCTAAGGGGTGGCTGGAGGCCTTTGGACCTGCAGCGGCTATGGCGGCAGTAGCTTTACAAGCCCAGCTTCAGTTACTTGGTTCGGCTACCTTCGAGCTGCTCAAGAAGTTCGATGCCGTTACTGGGTTCTCCAAGCTCTTCCGGGAGGCTGTGATCGCCACCCGGGTAGCTCTAGAGTATCTTACCAAGAACATGGAGACCGTTGTTGCTCTCTTCGGTGCTGTGGCAGGAGCAGGAGCAGGATTCCTAGTGTACCAGCTCTTCGCCCGATTGCCCGCGGTTATCATGGCGACTGTCACGGCCATGAAGGCACTTACAGCATCCGTCATTACACTCGATCTGGTAATGCTTGCTACAGGATGGGGTGCGCTCCTGAGTGTAATAGCCAAAACGGCGGCCGTTATCATAGGTGCTGTCGTAGGCTATAATCTCCTGAAGGATGCAATCGATTCTGTCCAGACTCCAATGGAGGACTGGGTAAACGAGTCCAAGGCTTGGCTTGATGTTCAGGAGAAGATCGGTAAGTCACACAAGCAGACTACTGACGAGATCAGGAAAGGTACGCAGGAGAGGTTGCAGCTCCTGACTACTGAGCTTACATCGGCCCACGAGATGTTACGTCTGACAATAGCCTCGCAGAAGGCTAAAATGGACGAGATGAATGTCAAGCCGAGTTTTGCTACTCCGTTTGGTGGTGCGTTCCTGGGTACGCAACCGACAGGTGAATCGCCTGAAGTAACTGCTGCTCGTAAGCGGTTACAGGTCCTAGAAGGCCTCCGGAAGGAGATGGAAACCACCTTAGAACGTCTGTCCAAGTTGAAGCCCTCCAGTATTCCTGGAGGGGAAGAGTCTGGTACCCAGTGGGCTAACTGGGCCGAGAAGATCAGTCAGAGCATCCGCGAAGTCATTGGACTTGGCAGGCAGTTAGAAGCCTCTGAGCTTGGTCAGGGTGCAATCGAACAAGCTCGTGGAATGGCTAAGGCGATCGAGATGATGTCGGATCAGCCTGACAAAGGTCGTGGTAATATCGAGGCAATCTCTAAGTCGCTTCGGGATGCCGGATTTGCAGGCTCGAATCTCACCGAGCAGCTGGCGAAGTTGTACCTCCTGATCGAGCAGCGCAAAGATACGCTCAAGGAACTCGAGGCGTTGCCAGGTAAAGCAGCCACTGCAGGTGATGCTCTCGCGAAGATGTTCGAGGTGGTAGAAGCCCGTCGTCAGGCAGCTACGACAGGTGAACCGACCCAATTGGAGAAGCAGCTCGTTACGATGGAGGGCTACTTCGAGGTCCTCAAGAAGATGGGGATGACGCAGGAGCACATTAACTTCCTGGTCGCCGAGTTCCGCAAGCAGTGGAAGACCATGGGTGATGCTGAAGAGGGGGTCAAGGAGGTCGAGAAGCTGACTAAAGCCCTAGAACGTCTGGATAACCAGCTGGGGGACAATAGCGTCCGCGTGATGGAGGAGTATCGGGATCGTGTTGACCTCGTCTGGAATGCTTTTGGTAAAGGGATAATCACCATTGATCAGGTACGTCAACGTCTCCTCCTGATCGAGGACGACATGAATCGTAAGGTCATCGATCGTACGACACTTCTTGGTCGGAGTATGACCGAGGTGTTCCGGGATATTACCAACAACATTGCCGACACGATGGCGAAGGCTACGATGGGCATGGAAGTGTCCTGGCGCAACATGTTCGATGCTATTACCCAGGAAGCACTGTCGTTCATCTACAAGATGTCGGTCGTGCAGCCAATTATGACCGCTCTGTTCGGCAATCTGTATAGCAAACAGTCTGGGACTGGACAAGGTCTCCTTGAAGATTGGCTGCGTAGCTTCATGCCTACCCCAGTAGGTGTGACACCTGCTGCCGGAGCTGGATATGTTGGGGATCAGGCCGAGATTCTTGGGTTTGCCGGTGGAGGTAGCTTTAAGGTGGGAGGGTCAGGAGGCTCAGATAGTCAGGCTATTAAGTTCCGGGCTTCCCCAGGGGAGCGTGTTGATATTCTCACTCCCGAGCAACAGCGGGGTGCTTCAATGCCATCAGTCCAGGTTGTGATCAACAACCAATCTGGACAACCAATCGAAGCTAGTCAATCGGCTCCTCGTATGGAGGGCGATAGATTAGTAGTTGACCTTCTAGTACGTCGTCTAGCTCGCGACGTAGGAGCTCGTAACCAACTAAGAGGCCTGTTGGCCCCGGCCCCGGAGTACTGATATGGCGTTCCCACACTCTTACGCAAAGATCCTAGCCGACGGCTATTCGAAGGACAGAGCCTCTGCGGTCCAGCGTACTGCCATGGAAGATGGAATGGTAAAGCAGCTACGCACGAAGAGCCGTGTCTTGGTGGCCCGCTCCTTTACCGTTGGTCTCGCCTCGCTTACGGACTACCAGAACTTCATCACCTGGTTCCAAACGGACATCGACTACGGGGCCCTATGGTTCGACTTTACCGACCCAGAGGACAATGTAGTCCGGACTGCACGTGTAGTCAACAAGTTAGATGGCGAGCGTCCAATCGTTGGCCTGGGACAGTGGCGCATCCCTCTTCAAATCGAGACCTGGAGTGGCTAAAAACTATACCTCAAACTTCAAGGAGAAGACCAGCGCAACAACTGGTGAGGAGCCGGTCTACCTCTTGGAGATCACCCATGATGAGCTAGCAGCTCCTGTCAGGGTGGTAAACGACACCCAGAACCTCACCCACAGTGGTGACGTCTTTACGGCTTGTGCTTTTCGTGTTCAGTTCCCAGAGGATATTGCTCAATCTATGCCTAGGGTCCCGATAGCCATTGACAACCTAGGCAAAGAGATGACGTCCTGGCTCGACGAGTCTGGCGGAGGACG